TGTTAACTGAAACCGCTAACGTAGAATTAAGGTCTAGGACAACACGACTAACTCGCCTTGGCTCTCCCGTTAAAGGACCACCTTGAACTCCTGCATCTACTGGTAGGGTTGTTATGAGGGGAGTGAAAGCATAACCGATAAACCCAGTAGACACAGAAGCCTTTGCAAGAGATGCATCTATTTGTGCATTTGATATTGTAAATTCACCAAGAAAATCATTTCCGCTTATAGCTTTAACAACCGCACCATTTGAAAAGTGTGATGTTAAACTACCAAAGACACTATTAGATGCACTAAATATATTGCAAAAATCCATAGGCATATCCACCTGGAATTCTTCTAGAAAAAGTTTTGTTGATCCCGACCCATCATCTCTTGCAGATGCAACAAATAATCTTTCATGGACTGAACATATTGAGTGCCATTTACCAGTTGTATCCCATAAAGACCAACCTGCTTTATTATCCCCTCTAATAGAATAAAACACCGCTATGGTGCCATCACTATTTAAAATGAAATCATAGGACTCAGAGCGACTCAAAGCTCCTTTAATTGATGCTTGTTGTACGGGGTCTACAATTAAATGCGGTGCAAGTTGTGAAACGGCAACAGAAGTATAAGATGCTTCTGCATCTGTAAACACAAACTCTCGTAATGCCGTGCCCGTTTTTTGTATAAATAATGTAGCACCATCAAATACTGTAGGTCGAACAAATGAAGAACCATAAGGTGTTTGTCTTCTGATCTGTGCGTTGGCAGGTGTAACTGGTTTATCAGTTGGTGCTTGAACAAACAATTCAGCACCCGTTGTAAACACTTGCAAGTCTCTGTTAGATACTAAATGACGTATAGTAAATATCTCACCAACGTTTGCTGTAAGATCAAGAGCATCATTATCTTCTGCTGTTCCAACATCAAAGTTAAAGTATTGTCCAGTTTTAGAACCCCAGATACCATCAGGTTGTGCCAAAGTTCCTGCAAACCATAATCTATTTTGATGCAGGGTAACGGCTCCCGGGAACCCTCGTACTGAAGAGTAACTTTGTTCAGACCATTCTGTTGTTGCTGAACCCGTAGCAATTCTTGGAGCACCACCACCATCTGCTGAAGATGAAGCGGTTGCACTGCCCCCTGCTGTAAACTCATAAACGTTTTCATTAACGACTGCAGTAATTGATCGTGTGCCATTTATGTTAGTTATAGCAATACCACCAACTGTTCCTGCTCTATCAATAACAATAGATGCACCTGCACCTAACCCATGTAATGCATGTGTCACTTGTATAGTTCCACTACCTTCTGCAGTCTTCAATGCATCATTATCTAGTTGATGTCTTAACGTTCCTAAGATTGTAGCGGTAACTGTTGTAGCATTTGTAAATCCAGTAATTAAAGCTTCTGCATCTCCTATTTTAAGATACGATCCAACATGACCTGATACAAAATAATCTGCTGAAGTTGTAAGTGTTTTACCACTACCACTAGTTGCATTAGATGATAACGTTACACCCAATGTTTGAAATGGATAATAAGGTTGAAAGACATGTTGATTATCAACAGACGTTTCAAATGCAAACGTTTCTACAACAAATGAAGTAAGACCAGTACGAATAATTTTACGAGGTCCTATAGTTTGATGGCAAATAAACATTATATCCCCTTGTTGTGCAAAGGTATATTCTTCTAAATAAGGTGCTGAAGTTGTATTAACCAACCATGTTTGAGAGGTTATAGTTTGTATTTTAGAAACTGTTGCATCACTAGGACTTATTTGAAATATGTCTATCTGTGTATTACTAAATGCTATTATATACTGTTCATCATCTGAAAATATAAATGGTTCTATTCTTAACGTCTGTCTTAATCCTGATGAATAAGCAGGAGAAGATGCAAAGTTATGCCAACGTTTTGTTCCCGGTCTTTTAACAACTCCACCCTCACCTCTAATAAAAAAGTTTCTTACCTTTTCTGCAGAGTTTGTATATATCGGAGAGTCAGTTCTCGAGGTTAATGCAGGACTTATTTCTCCAAACTGAAAACTATTTTGTGGAATTCTTATCCTTGCCATTAGCTACGCCTATTAGTTGCAAACCTCGTTGTTGAAAGAGACCTAGTTGTTTGCTGTTGGCTATCAAGATTTCTTGCTTTAGCCATTAGACGATCAGCTTTACCATCCATTAACAAAGCTAAACTATCATCTCTAGCTATAGCTGTAGCAAAAACTCCTGCTAGTGAGTATTGAACAGCTAATGAAAAGTATGATGGGAAGTCTGTTTCGGATGCTCTAAATGTATAATCAGCTACTAATACATCACTTGTACTTGCATCAGAAAAAATTTTATCAGCGTAAACTGTGTATCCTAAAATATTATCATTAACTGTAACTGTGTGTAACATTAAAAGATCACTTGGTAATTGATGAGCAATAGCAAACCTGCCCGTTGGTGTCTCTGTTAATTGATTTAATGTTGCTTGCTCTGTAGCAAATCGCCACCGGGCAATACATAAAGATGACCTAACGACATCCTCATACATGTTGGATGCCACCAATGCTTCAGTTGAATTACTATCAAAAGAAGTAATTGGCTCTGCACCAATAAGCACTAAGGCTCTTGACGCAATATCCAACGCTGAATTAGATGCCGTTGAAGTCATATAATTTTAGTCGCTATCTGTTTCAGCTATTGCTGTACCATCAGATACATCAACGGCAGTACCGTTATTACTTAACACAGTGACAAAACTTGTTGTTGGTGCATTACTATCCACCACAAGAATAACGTCACGAACGTTCAGCATATTTGCTGCCCCATTAAAATAGTTTGCACTATTTACAGTTGCAATAGCATCAACGGTTTGATAACCCCAGAGGTTGAATCCACTTCCCCCGGCTAATCTTATTAGTCCACTTGCTCCATAAGCCATATTAAGACCTCCTATCCGTTGTTATCAAGAAGTTCATAGATACCGTTATCGTCTATAACGACAGAACCCATGGACATCATTGATGTTGCTAAATGTGAAACTCTTTCTGGAACGTAGTTCAACTCAGTTGTTACGTTTGCTCCAATTCCAAGACCGATTGCACTTGTATGATAAGCCATATTCTTACCTGCAGTTACAGCAGATGTTGAGAATATATTAAATCCCAAGAAGTTTTTCATAGTCATACCACCTGCATATGGTAGGTTTTGATCCCCAACATAATCTGATGATGCAAATTCATTTATTAAAAATAAATCAGCAAAACCTTTAGGATGCATAGCAATATAACGTTGTCCATCTTCCGGAACGTTTGCACTACCAAATGTTTCAAAGGCAGAAAGTAAATCTGCTTTTTCTACAGCACTACTCGCATCATGTAATTGAGTTGAGTTTGCACCTGCATCCATTGCAGTTATAAGTATTTCATCAGTCTTACGACCTAATGCTGAAGCTGAACTTGTTGCAATAGCTTGACGTTCATCAATGTTTGTCTTGAGTTCGTCTAACTTGTCAATGTATTCAGAAGCATAAAAGTCTTGAAGAGTTGCTTCGACTGTGGTGTGTGCCAATTCCATTGGAGTGACCATACCATTTCTTGATTTAGTTGAAGCAGAACCGACACCGATTTTCTGAAAGCGTACCACGCTTCCTGCAACATTACTTACGTTACGAACAGTGTTCATTAATTTTGAACCCATTCTCTGATACGCAAGATGTACCTCGCTCTCGAACTGCTTAATGAAAGCCGTGTCTATTGTATTAGCCATCATTAATCCTTTCCCTGCTAAAGCAGATTAGTTGTTTAAGTTGCTATCAGTTATCCATCACTTGCTTCGACTTGTTATCCGTAAGGGCAATCAGCTAATTCCGGGCTGTTTATCCTCATACATATTCACATATTCAGTTTCTTGACAACGCACAAATCGTAATACGTCATACCCATTTTGTTTAATTACTTTAGGCATAATCATAAAACCAAGATAACCCAACCATGTAAGGGTTTTGTAATGCTCTACGGGGCAAACATTTTGTAATAGAAAGTATTTATCTTGAAAGTATTCAACGATTGCAGGAGAAAATTTAAGAAATGTTTTAGGATATTTGTCTACTATATCATTACAAAGCATCCATATAGACCCAACAAGTTCATGTTCTGGTATAACGCCAAACATCATAACTGGGTTGTTATCTATTAATGCTGTGTATGTTTCATGTTGGTCGGAACCAAAAGGAGACATCAATGCACGCCAAGGCGTAACGCCTGCTATCATACATTCTCTTGCATCAGTAGGTCTTAGTTGATGTTGTAATGTTTCTGCGTGAATAGGTTTAGCTTTAACAATGTAAGCATCTCCGTACTTACCTACCCCCGTGAAGTCGTTTCCAATCATTATTTACCTCTTGAATAAATGCATTATCACGTTTTCCTTGTTGCCAATAACGAGGGTCTTTCATCTTGGACTCAACATCTAACTGAGTTATTTGACCTGCAACTTGTGCTGTAGGATTTGGTGTAATAGATTTAGTTTGTTCTATTACATATTCTAAAGCTTTTATTCCCGCAGAAGATGAACCTAATTCTGAAACAGCTTCTTGCATTGCAGGATCAGGAAAGAATTTATTCATCCATAGTTGCACCGCTTCAACTCTTGCTGATGCATTGTCACCTAACTCTTTACTTACAGCTTCAAGATCAGGTTGTGTTCCTTGAACCGCTTCTGCATATTTTGCTATACCCTCTGCAAATTCATCTTGGCTTAATCCATTTTCCCAAGAATAATTAGACCACCAACTAAGCAATTCATTATCAACTGCTTCTGCTTCATCTAATGTTTCTGGTAATATATAATCGCCCACAGCATCAGGTCGTTCAGCAAACGCTTCTGTTTCCATCTCTGTCATAAGCTTAGTGCGTAGTTCTTCTTCGCCTTTACCTAACTTACCCTCAAGTTCACTATAGGCTTTTGCCATATCAGCAGGGTCATTAAACTTTGGGGGCAACCATTCTGGTCTTGCGATTTCAGTAGGTGCAGTTTCTATTGTTGGAGTTTCGGTTGGTGTTTCACTTGGCGTTTTTAGTAATGTTTCTTCCATGGTTTATCCTCTCTGCATGTTGAACACGTTTGGCTATTAAAGCCACTAAATACCTTTGACCCTCAAGATGCCTTAACTCTTCATTAGTTATATTTGCACCTGATATAGCTTCAATGGTAATTGATTTAAGATACTGCAACGTCGCTAGTCCACTCGGAGTATTGAATGTACTGGCTAGGTCGAGGGAGATTTTATGATCTTGTTCTTGGGA